GGTGTTATGATGAAAGAAGAATTAAATAATTTAATAGTTTTAAATGAGAGCTATAAAACAGGTGAGCCATTATTTTTGGTATCATATCCGTACTTATTTAAAATTACTTATGATGACACTGATTCAATAAAGAAGGAGGATAGCGATGAATAAACGTGAATCTATGGATTTTTTGCGGGAAACTAGTGTAAATTGTATCGAGGTCTTACATTTTATAGAAACAGTTTGCCAAAATAACAATCAACCATTAAAGAATTTAGGTATATTGCGCGATGTAGAACATGAATTGATTGACTATAAAGCTAAGTGTAATGATTACCTAGATAAATGGCAAACGCTAGAATTTCGGTGCAGAATATTAATTGCTTATTTACGAAAATATTGTAAAGTTGTTGAATTAGATGATGATCTTGTTCGTACTTGTGAGAAAATATTGGCTGGAAAGCTTGTATATTAAGGAGGAACAAAAATGACTTTATTAATGGGTGTAGATGTTAGCAAATATCAAGGCGTTGTCGATTGGTCTAGGATTAAAGAGTATGGGTACACATTTGCAATCATACGCGCAGGCTATGGGATGTATGAAAAACAGGAAGATCCTTATTTCATAAGAAATATAACTGAAGCTATTGACAAGGGCTTTGATATTGGTGTTTATTGGTTTAGTTATGCTACGAATGAGTTTGAAGTTTCTGAAGAAGCTAGAATATGTTATGAAATCATAGAGCCTTATTTATCCAATATAAATATTGGTGTTTTTTTCGATTATGAATATGATTCTGTAAATTATTACTATGATAAATACGGTCGTAATCCAACGGCGTCTGTAACTGCAGACTTTTTTGTAGAATTTCATCGTTATTTCAAGAATAGAGGCATTAAAACCGGAATTTACACTAATCATGATTTCATTACATCATATTTTAAATGTCTTGACTATGATAGCAAAGAATTTTTATTATGGTTTTCCGACCCTTCCAATAACTATAGAGATAACTATTCATGGGACATTTGCCAGACGGGAATTTTAGAAATTGACGGGGTTAATTTTGACATTAATATTATGCCAGAGCATATAACGGAAAAGCCAGCTGAAGATGGTTTTATAGTTTATACTATTAAATCAGGAGATACACTTTCTGGGATAGCGTCTAAATATGGTGCGACTTTATCGCAATTATTAGCTTGGAATCCTGAATATAAAACAAATCCAAATATTATATATACAGGACAAACCGTAAAAATAAAGATTCTGACAGCTTCAGGTTATGCAGTAGGTGACATAGTAAAAATAAAAAAAAGCGCTCAATATTATGCTGGCGTGAGTGTTTTAATTCCAGAATATTATAAAGGGGTTAACTTCACCGTTATGCAAGTGAAAGCAGACCGTTTACTTTTACAGGAAATATATTCATGGGTTAGCATTAACGACGTAGAAAAAGCCGATTAATCGGCTTTTTTTAATAAAGAAAGGAATTGATATAATGGAAAAAGCAAAAACGATTTCAATCACTGTTTCACGTGAAACGCTCGAAATTTTAGATAGAATTGTTTTATTGACTGATAAGACGCGCAGCGCAGTTATTAGGGATATAGTCAAGGAATCATGGATTGATTATTGTAGAAAGCAAGGTGGTTTATTTGAATAATAACAATTTAAAGCTAGGAGACTACAACGTTTATAATCCATATAGCTTAGTTAGGAAATTTAGTGAAAAGGAATTAAGGCAGGAATATAGCAGGCTAAGAAGTATAGCGATGAAAAGGCTTGACAGATTATCAAAAACAGAATTCAATCAAAGTGCTACATTTAAGAATAATATACAAGGTTTTCCGACAACTAGAAGTTTGAAGGATGTAAAAGGGTTAGCCTATGAATTATCAGCAGTAAGTAAATTTGTTGCTAGTAAGTATTCAACAGTGAGGGGACATAAAATAGCAAAGGCTGAAATGTTAAAAACATTAAAAAGGAATTACCCTAATATAACGGAAGAAAACTATTGGAATTTTATAGAGTTTATGAATTATGCGCGTGAAAAATATGGAAGTAAGCTATATGATAGTGAACAAATAGCCGAGCTATTCAACGTGGCACAAGCAAAGCAAATTCCGCAACATATATTATTAAGAAGAATGAATGTATTTAGAAAACACATACCCGAGATTCGGGAGCTACCGGATTTTGATAGGCAAGCGGTAGGAATGAGCAGGTCTAATTTCTACGAGAAACTGAAACTCTAGGTGATTAATATGTTGTTAACCAATCAATATACAACTGATTTAAAGCAAATTAAACGGCAAAAGCGCCCGGTTGGGAATAATGCTTATAAGGGTGAGCCGTTTTATTATAAAGACATTGTGTGCGCTTTTGATATAGAGACTAGCAAAATTAAATATAAGGAAGAATATGACAAAATAAAAAAGGAGCTTGTTCCACGGTATCAAGCTTTTATGTACGTGTGGCAATTTCAAATCGGGCTTGAATATACGATTATAGGGAGAACATGGGAAGAGTTTTTAAAATTATGTCACCAAATTTGCAACCAGCTAAGAGACAATGAACGGCTGGTAATATATGTGCATAATTTATCTTATGAGTTCACGTTTTTATCTGGAATATATCATTTCAAACCCGAGGAAGTTTTTGCAGTAGATAAACGCGCTATTTTAAAGTGCATAATGTTTAATAAGCTAGAGTTTAGGTGTTCTTACAGGCTTTCTAATATGTCATTATTGGAATTTACAAAGGCTGAGAATGTAGAGCACCGCAAATATAGCGAAAAATACGATTTTGATTATAATACTATTCGTTATCCATGGACGCCATTAGATTCCGATGAATTATTATATTGTCAAAATGACGTTCTGGGATTGGTTGAAGCTGTGTATAGTCGGTTGAAAAATTACAATGATACTTTATATACAATACCATTGACTAGCACCGGGTATGTTAGAAGAGAAGTCAAAAAAGCAATGCGCGGTGTAAATCGCGTATGGCTTAGGGAAATTATGCCAGGGTATGAGGTTTACAAAGCATTGCGGGAAGCATTCAGGGGAGGCAATACCCATGCAAACCGTTATTATGTGGGAAATATTGTTGAAAATGTTAAAACTATGGACCTAGAAAGTGCATATCCAGCGGCACAAGCGTGCTTTAAATTTCCTATGTCCCCATTCAAACCAGTAGAAGAAAAGTATATTTCATATGATAGATTAACCGATTTATTAAACAAAGGAAAGGCGTTGCTCATGCGTGTAGCCTTTTATGATTTCAAATTAAAAAGTAAATACTGGGGCTTTCCTTATTTAGCAAAGGCGAAATGCAGGGAATGCGTGGGGACTATAGAAGATAATGGCAGATTATTACAAGGCCAATATATTGAAACTACCATAACCGATATTGATTTAAAAATTATTATTGATGAATACGATATTAAAGATATGTTATTTATAGATTGTTATTATTCCAATTATGATTATTTGCCTGATTGTTATCTTGAATTACTTAAAGTATGGTACACAAAGAAAACAGAGCTAAAGGGTGACGATGCGCACGAATACGAATATAGCAGATTAAAAGCGCTATTAAATTCTATATATGGCATGACTGCACAGGATCCAGTAAAGGAAAGTAATTTGTATATTGATGTGGAAGCTTTTGACAGCATAGAAGCGGTTCAAGAATATATAGGGAATAATATTGAAGATTTGGATTTATTTGTTATTGATAACCGTAAAAGCGCGGAAGAATTACTTGATGAACATAATAAAAGGGCGTTTCTGCCTTATCAATGGGGCGTATGGACAACGTGCTATTGTAGGTTAATGCTTGAAATGGGCTTGAAACTGGCGGGAGATAATGCTATTTATTGTGATACAGATTCAGTTAAATATTTAGGTACTGTTGATTTTACAGACTACAACTCAAAGCAGAAAGCGATAGCAAAGGAAAAAGGATTTTCTGCAATAGATAACGCTGGAAATCGTCATTATATAGGGATGTTTACGCCTGATAAGGATTACACTAGGTTTATAACCTGGGGTGCTAAAAAATACGCCTTTACTTATATTAAAGATGTAAAAGAAAAAATAGGTGTGACAATTTCGGGCGTCAATAAAAAGCTAGGAGGTGAAGAGCTAGAAGAGCATGGAGGTTTAAACGCGCTTTTAAATAGTGGGGACGGCCCTTCCTTTACCTTTGTAAAGGCGGGAGGTACTGAAAGCGTATACAATGACTTTCCAGAGATAAAAGAAATAGAAGCAGAGGGGCGTATAATACCTATAACGCGGAATGTAGTGATTAAAGATTCAACCTATCAGCTAGGAATAATTCCCGAATATAATAGACTATTACAGGATTGTCATTTATTGCTTAAATGTCTTGACATGGATTGAAATATAATATATTATGTATTTAATACTTAACTTATAAGGAGTGTGCGCAATGTTAAACAATGTTACTTTTGTTGGACGTATTACAGCAGATCCGGAGCTTCGCAATACGCAAGTAGGGAAACCAGTAGTTTCCTGCAATATTGCAGTACAGAATAACAAAGAAGACACGGTTTTTATTTCAACTGTTTTCTGGAACAAGCTGGCTGAAACGCTGTCTAAGTATTGCAAAAAAGGCAGCTTGATTTCCGTTCAAGGCTTTCTTAAAAATGATAAATATAAAGATGTGCAAATTTTGCGCGTGGTAGCAGTTCAATTTCACATGCTAGAGCCTAAAAAAGATAATAATCAAGACCTACCTTTCTAAAGTATTCAGAGCGAAAAAACAGCCGTTCGGCTGTTTTTTTTGCATTACAGGAGTGTTAAGAATGAAAACAGAATGGTTATATACACCGGACGAATGGCTGAATGTTCCAGAAATTGTAAAGCGCTGTGAAGCGCAGGGCATTACCTTTATTTATATAGTGGGAGGACGTGGAACTGGTAAAACGTATGGAGTTTTTGATTATGTTCTAACCAATAATATAGGCTTTACATATTTAAGGCGTACACAATTAGCCTTTGATACTATATTAACTGACGAATTAAATCCATTTAATCAATACAATGCGGACCACAACATAAATATAATAATGAAAAAAAACACTAAGGTATCAGCGGGTATATTTTATGGTGTTGAGCAAGACGAGGTTATAAAACCAAGTGGCAAGGCTATTGGAGTAGCTGGGGCCTTGACAACCTTTTCTAAATTGCGCGGCCTTAGCGGTGAATGGATGAAACTATTCTTTTATGATGAATTTATACCAGAACGACACGAGAAAAAAATAAAAGGCGAAGCTGCTGCTTTTTTTAATGCTTATGAAACGATAAACCGTAACCGTGAGTTTAAAGGTCAAAAGCCTTTACTTGCAATAGTGGCGAGCAATAGCGAAGATATAGGCTGTAGCTTATTTTTAGAGCTAGGCTTGATTAAGCATTTCATGAATATGGAGAAAAAAGGCATTGAGGTTAAATTCATGCCAGAGCGTAAAATCTGTTTAATAGATTTGCGCTATTCTGAAATTAGCCGTAAGAAAAAAGAACAGGCCTTATATATTCAAACCAAGGGTACCCGCTTTTATGACATGTCTATTAGTAATAAATTCGACTATAATACAGGAAGTAAAATTGAATCACATTCTCTAAAGGGCTATAACGCTATAGCGGCGATTGGAGAAATTACTATTTATGCGAATAGAAAGGGCGACTATTATATATCACATCATAAGTCAGGAAATCCTGAAACGTTCACAACTGACGACATAGGCATAGCAAGATTTAAAAGCCACTATATACATTTATGGATGGATTACATGGATAATCTGATAACCTTTGAAGATGAAGCCTGTGAAATCGCATTTCAAAAATATTTTGATTGACAAAAAGTTATATTAGAAGTAATATATACTTATGGTATTCCTAACAAACCGGCCAATGTGCAGGCCTCGGAAGGGCGCGCCGGTACAGTTCAACGCACACTAGGAACTTGATTGTTTAGGGCCATAACAAAGAAAGGGGTGAAGTAATGACTTGTGCAAGCTTCATTCCTTTTCTTGTTGTTATAGTATTTATTATCTTAGATATTATAACCGGATTAGTAAAAGCCTTTTATAATAATACTTATTCATCAAGCGAAATGCGTAAGGGAGGGCTGCGGAAAATTGGCATTTTCCTATCCGTTGTATTGTGCTATATTGTTGAAGTGTGCTTGCCTTATTTAAATATTACAATTAATATTCCAATAACAATTATAGCGGCAGCGTACCTTGCATTTATGGAAATAACTAGCATTATTGAAAATCTCAGCGCATTAAATCCTAATATTAAGGATTTTCTGGAAAGCATTATAAACAAAATAAAGGGAGGTTCTAAAGATGAAAGTAAATGATATTGTTGAACTGTGTAAAGCGGGATTCAAAGCTGACCAGATTTTACAACTTGTTGCCGCAGAGCATAACGAAGGGCAGAGCGCGCCTGCTGCGCCTGCTGCGCCTGCTGCGCCTGCTGCGCCTGCTGCGCCTGCTGTCGATAACTCAGCTATTGAATCAAAGGCGCTTGACCAAATTAACGCAACACTAAAATCTTTAACTAGCGCAATTCATGCAAATAATATTCAAACCGTCGGCGGTGATTATCCTAAAGACCAGAGTGTTGATGATATTATAACCGCCGCAATCATTAACCCACCTAGTAAAGCGTAATAGCTTTACAATTAACGAATATATGAGGAGTGATCACGAATGAGTGTTAATCAGCTAACAGTAAATCAAGCTGCAACTGTTTTTAATGAAATTGTACATCAGGCAACAGGTCAAACGAATTTGAAGGTTACAGACACCTCGTCATTTGTTTCAGCGGCAACAACAGTTTTGAGCACTGGATATGATAAGTTATTGACCGCGATGTCACAGGTATTGACCCGTACAATTTTTAGCATTAGACCGTATAATGCTAAATTTGCAGGACTTAGAGCAAGTCCGGAACGGTTCGGCAATCATACACGTAAAGTAAATTACCTTGATGATGATTTTGAGGATTCGCCCGCCTTTGAATTACAGCAGGGGCAATCTATTGACATGTACACCGTCAATAAGCCGCGCGTAGTTCAAACTAATTTCTATGGTTTTAACACATATGCCAAGCATAAAACCTTTTACGACAATCAACTTGACATGGCTTTAAGAAATCCTGAAGAGTGGGCACAATTCTTCAATGGTGTTATGGTTAACATTAACAGCCAGATTGAACAGGTGCATGAAAACGTAGCAAGGGCTACTATTGCGAACTTTATTGGTGGCATTAATATTGCTAATCCTTCATGTGTTGTTCATCTGCTCACAGAATATAATACGTTAACCGGTCAAGAATTAACAGTGAATGACATTTATAAATCTGACAACTTTATAGCGTTTGTGCGCTGGCTATATGCTAGGATTGAGGTTTTCAGTAATCGTCTGACGGAACGCACTCAGCTGTGGCATGTTAATATTGAAGGGGACGAAGTAAAGCGGCATACCCCTAAAAATAAACAAAAGGTTTACTTGTTCAACGATTTCATGAGCCAGGCGCGCACAATGGTGCTGTCTGATTTGTTCCAGCGCGATAGTATGAAAATGGTTGACTATGAAGGGGTTAACTTCTGGCAATCCATTGATTCGCCGGACAGCATAGACGTGACACCTGTATATACAAAGGCGGAGGATGGCACGCTGGAAACTGGTGTAGAACAAAAAATTAATAAAGTCCTAGGCGTTATTTTCGATGAAGAAGCAATAGGGTTCATGCCTAAAAATCAAGCTATGGGCGCAACGCCGCATAATGTCGCAGGCCGTTATACCAATCTATGGTGGCATTGGGACGAATGCTATTATAATGATTTCACGGAAAATGGCATTGTTCTTCTTCTGGACTAACCCGAAGCCCCGTTTATTCGGGGCTTTTTTTAGGAGGTGTGAACGTTGGAATGTTATCTTTATACATTTTCTAAAAAACAGAATAGCACTAAACAACCAACTAATGGTACACTATTTGATATTAATTTCCTAAGTCCCACGGATATGCTAAACCCTAACATTGAGTTAATTCTTGATTCTGAACCATACGCCTATAATTACGCATATATTTGGCGTACTCATCGTTATTATTTTGTTTCTAACTGGACATGGGACGCCGGGCGCTGGATTGCTTCGCTGTCTGTTGACGCTTTGGCAAGCTGGAGGACTGAAATAGGAAAACAAAATATTTATGTTTTGCGTGCATATTCTGGAGCTAACCACTATATAAAAGATCCTTATTATCCGATAACTAATAAAATTACAACAGATATTACTACTACGAATGATTTATGGACATTATCTGATATAGGCATACCACTACAAAATGGATTATTTATTATAGGTTTAGTTAGTGCTTCAGGATTGCCTGCTTATTATAGTGCTGATTTCAACATGTTTAAAAGTTTTATGGATTTTATATTCTCCGATGAGTTTTTAAAAACCGTATCATCTGGCTGGTCACAATTTGACGAAAGTTGGAAAACTAGATTTAATCCATTAGAATATATAACATCAGTAATATGGCTTCCTTTAGCTCCTGGTACACTACTAGGAACTCCTACAAAAATAGGATATTGGGACGCTAAATCGTTGGGCTACTTACCGGATACTTCTATTATAAGATCTGTAAATTTTACAGTTCCAAAACATCCACAATCAACACCTAGAACCTATTTGAATTATGAACCTTTTAGCAGTTATGCTATAAATGTACCTAGAATAGGAATTATAGATTTACCATCTGAATTCGTTAGACAAGGCACCAACACCTTAATGGTTAAGATTGACGGAATTACAGGGCGTGGAATTGTTACCATATCGTCACAGGCGGGTTATTATTATCGTGAATCTTGTAATATAGGCATACAAATTCCATTATCTGGAGTTAGACAAATGAACCTTGATTCTATGTATTTAGCGTCTCAAATGATCCCGATGGTTTCTAACTTACTAACGGGAAATGTGGCGGGCATCGGATTATCTGCAATGTCAGCCTCATATAATATTAGCAATCGATTAACTCCACATTCTAGCAGTATTGGAGGCACTGGTATTATTGATGAACCAAACGCCTGTAGTGTGATTAGTATTTTTCGGCATATTACATCAGCATCAATCCTGGATTTGGGAGCACCTGTATATGCAATGCGTACAATATCAAGTATACCCGGTTTTATTATTGGCTATCATGCTAACATTGAAATACCATGCACCGACAACGAACTAGAAACTATTAAAAATCATATAGAAGGAGGGTTTTTCTATGAATGATATATATAGGCAAGGTGCACCTTATGATTATAATCATATCAACATTTATAACAGTGAGATTTCACCCTCTACAGTGCATAGCCAAAACGCAGCTTTAACGGGCTATTTTAGGCGTTATTTACTACAAAAGGCTATGAGTACCTTTAAATGGAAATTTCCCGAATTTTGGGCCGAAAATTACCTTTTATACTGCCTGTATTGTTGGGGCAGCTTTACTATTTTCAATACTGATAAATTCGGAGTTATTGCGAACGGGTGCACACTGGGCGGCTATAATGTATTTTATCAACCCTTGTTTTGCGTGGTGGCTAATCCGCTTTTAAAAGGCTCCAGGAAGCTGATTATTGATAAGCAATGTACTTTAATTTATATGCAGCCTGATTATGGCGGTATTATGGATTTAGTCAATTATTATGCTGAATTGATGGCAATTACCAGTGAAGCGCTATCGTTAAATATGTTCAATAGTAAACTAACCTACGCATTCGCTGCTAGAAATAAGAGTACAGCAGAAAGCTTCAAAAAAATGCTCGATATGGTTAACCGTGGCGATAGCGCCGTATTTTATGATAATAAGCTAGTCAATAATCAAGGGGATCCTTTGTTTCAGTATTTTCAATCAGACCTAAATAAAAATTATATTGCAAGTGATATTCTGGTAGACCTTCAGAAAATAGAGAATCAATTTGCGCAAGACATAGGTTTGCCAAATGCCAACACCGAAAAGAAGGAAAGGCAAATTGTTGACGAGGTTAACGCTAATAATGTAGAAACCTTTACACGCTGCGATATGTGGCTAAAAACATTAAAAAAACAATGCGAAAAAGCAAACAATATGTTTCAAATGGATTTGATTTCTGTCGATTGGCGTGTAAATCCTTTAGAGAATGGGGGAGGTGCTATGAATGAAGGCTTGGCTGTCAATTCTAGGCCTGTATAACTATGATGATTCAATTTTTGATAAATTCGTAGTGCCGACAGGCATGGATAAAGAACTAATTATTAATAACATTTTACTAGAGCTTGCAGAGCTTGAGGTCATATACCCTGAACCTAACACTATGAAGAACGCTATTGGCTTCTGGTCACAAGGCCAGCTTGACAGCTGGCAAAGAATGTATGACGCTATGCAATTAGAATATGACCCTATTTATAATTATGACCGCTTCGAAGAATGGCTTGATTCTAATCAATCACATTCTAACTCAACCGGTACCAGTAACGGCACTTCAAAACATCAGGTAAACGCATTTAACAAAGGAATTACAGACAGTGACAACAATATAGTAGATAATAAAAATACTGATAATTCAAATGGTTCTTCGATAGGTGCACATAATGGGCATATGTATGGAAACATAGGGGTGACTACAAGTCAAGATATGCTCCTTAGCGAGGTCAACGTCTCTAAATTCATAGTACAGGATTATATAATTGAACAATTTAAAGAAAGATTTTGTCTTTTAGTTTATTAGTGAAAGGATGATAATAATGGCATTTGAACAATTTCCATATAGCAATTTCCACGACCTAAACCTTGATTGGATTATTAGTGAAGTAAAAAAGGCAATTGAAGGTTTTAAAGCGCTTTCCGCCAAAACAGATGATTTTGAAACAACTTTAAATAATGCGCTTGAATATATCAATAATTATTTTAAAAATCTTGATGTTCAAGAAGAAATTAATAATAAATTAGAAGAAATGAAAGAGAACGGCGAACTTGCTGATATTATCGCGGCGTTCCTTAAAGCGCCTAATTATTACTTATCTGTTCAATCCATGGTTAATGACACCACTATTACAAATAATTCAGTAGCAATCACAGCATCCTATAATACAGCTGCTAATGATGGAAGCTGTCTATATTGGATTCACAGGCCTAAAAGTTATGATTTTGAAATAGACCTGTCTAATAAGTTGTATGCATACCCGTGCCCAATGGGCATCCCTACTGTTCGGGAATTTGGCGCAACAGCAAATAATGACATTGAAACACCATTAAAAAACTTAATTAATTATAGTACTACTACAAACAACCCTTGTGATATTAGTGGACAGTATAAACTAAAAAAACCACAATACATAAACAAACAATATCTAGCTAATTATAATTTAACATCAGATGCTGGCGTTGTATATACTAAAAATATTGATATAAATACTAATGGCTATGACTATATTCAAAGTGATTCTCGAATAACAACGAACATCCAAGGCGGATGTTGCGTTGACATTAATTATAATGGGAATAGTATCCAATATGTTACGTTATCAGCAGAACATCAAGTAATACTTTATAATAACGATTTTAAGGTTGTGGCGGTAACCACAGGGCCGGATATGTTGGGACATGGTAATGATATTACATTTAATGGATATAATTCAACTTACTACGTTGCTCCTATGACCGATAACGGAACCATTTGCACATCGAATAGTTACAAAGGTCCATGGACTAAAAAGACGTTGCCTGAAATTACAGAGCCGGTTTCTAATGTTGCTTATGATCCAGTTAACAGATGTTTATACGTTTATGGCGGGGGGTTGTATATCTATAACCCTGATACTTGGGAATTAATTCATCAAGTTAAACTGAATCATGCTAATAGGCCTAACCCGTTGCTTCCTAACTCGTTCCAGTATACATTGACACAAGGTTCTTTCTGTTATAATGGTATGTGGTGTTTATCTTCCAGCGTATTCCTTAACGAATCATATCCGCAGGCGGAAACAAGGATTGCAACATTCGACCTTGAAACCGGTAATATCAAGCAATGGTGGATTATCCCTATTCCTTATTCAGGATATGAACAAGAATGCGTTATTGTTGATTATTACGGAATTAGAACGATAGCCATTGGAAATGATAAATCATTGTGCGGAAGATTCATGCCTTTTGGTTATGGTGACATTCAAAAAGGATTGTCTCATGAAGAATTTACGGTATATGTTGATGAAAGTAAAACAGCTATGGGTGATGGATTGAGTGAAGATTCACCCATGAATAGTTTATTTAACGCTATTAGAATCTATGGAAATAGGCCGGGCATTACATATTGGCTACTTAGTAATGTTACTAAAAGTTTTAAAATTTACAATATGGCACAAGCATGCGTAATCTATGGAGGAGATAACAATTCTTACGGTTTTGCTGCTAGTTGCACGTTTGCAAGATGTTATAATATACAGTTACAGAATTTGACGAATACAGCAGTTTTAAACTTCCAAAGCTGTACAGTAACAGGTAAAAATATCATAGTAAATAACGTGACCGCTGGAAATTATAGTGCAGCTTTCAACTGTACGGCGGCAAGTACCGTGCATTTTGAAAGTCTTACCGCTACTGGTTGTGATACCGTTCTTAGGTCCGGTAGTGGAAGTATAGTAATATCACCCGTTAACGGTTCTTCTAATACTGTAGGGCTACAATGTCAATATGGCGGATTTGGTATGACTTGGGGTTCTGGAGCTACAACCAAGGGAAAACGTGATACAAATTCTAGTTGCCTAGTTGAAGGCGCATTAATAGCAGCAAGTTAATATAAAAAGGTTCAGGTATTCCCTGAACCTTTTTTCTCGTTATGAATATCAGTTAAACGCTTATTGAGAAAATTATAAATACATGTTGAACAAGGCATGTTCTTTAGACATTTATAACGGTATGTATTATTATGGCAGAAATCACACTTTGCTAAAATGTTACTAATTGACAAAACAATATCTTTTCCCTCTATGTCTCTTACTCGTTCCGAAAGTATATTCACAGTTCTTGAATTAATTAGATAGTCTTCAGTAAAGGACTTCTCTAATCTCATAACTTCCCTTCGAATCATTAGTTCTAATTGTTCAATTGTCTTCTTGGTCATTATTCAAATCCTCCACTAAATCAGTCATTAAAATATCAACCTCTAAATTATGGTTTTTATCAAAATTAAGCCTAATATACACAGCGCCACCAGAAACCACATAGGCAGTATAACCACTTTCAAACTCAATAGGAGCCGTTGCAAATGGTATCAATGCGCTTTGTGATGAAATTTCTGTAAGTTTAAAAAATCTATAATTTGATTCCATTATTCAAATCACTCCAGTCCATTCAATAATTTACTTTCATATGGCAACCCTTTCTAAATGTTTGATTATATAGTAGCACTAATGAATAGCATTGTACAGTTACAATATTGTTACTATTGGTTACAGAATTGATACTTGTAACGGTGTTACATTGGGGAAGTCCAGGGATACCCCCGGGGGG